TGCTCATCCTGCGTTGACCTCAATATGTGCGCCGCCCCAATGCTTGCCGTTTTTATAAAGCTGGCAACAAAGAAGGTTTTCAACAACCCGCCAATCTCGCGGCTCTAGGCCGCGATCGGCAAACAAAGCAATCAATGTGTCTTTGTGTGTTTTTCGCTCAATGCTTGTCATACCCCGGCCTCCTGTAGATCGTACTGCCGCCAAATCTCTGCAAGTCGGTCAATTGTGATTTGGGACTCCACGCCGTTTACGGACAATAGCTTCATTGCCTTAAAGAACGCATTCTGCTCAACACCTAAACAAGCGTCACGCAGACGGCCCTTGATGTGCAGAACCCGCGTGTCACTATCAAAGTCACACCACGTTTGATCCACACTGTTCCACTTCTTGCATGGCAAGTCTTTAAGGTTGGCGATCTCTCCACCGCCGCCGTGCAACATCAGCCACATAAACGAAGCCTGGTTTGCGCCGCCGTACTTGTTGCGCCCGTGGTCGGCAAGCGATCGGTGGCCCATTAAGATGGAGTCCCGTTGAACCCACGCATCCATGAACGCCTTAGACCGCGCGTTTGCACGGACGTACACAACGCCGCTGTTGACTGGCAGCCGCCCCGGTCGCCACGTCCAGCCGATGTCATAATCTTCATCGAACGCTGGCGTAAGGTCGCCGAGAACAATCGTGTCGGCATCCATCAAGACAATACGCTCGCCGTCGTCGGCATTGTGTACGGCATCGCGCCAAATCAACAACTTGGCGTGGTTGTCGGTGTAGTGCTTGAGTAATCCTGGCTGTTCATCGGGACGTGGTGATACCCACAAGTCAAACTCCGCTTCAGGGCAGTTGACTTCAACCGAGTTCTCAAGAGCATCGCCCAGCCGCAAGAACGTGGGGTCGGCAAAGTGATTGCAGACAATTCTCATACCTCCACCTCCCAATCAATCGGCTCGACATACTTGTAGAATGCGGGGGAATCGCCGGGTCCGAAGTCTCGGATCAATTCAAAGCGGTCTGCAAAACGGTCGATAAACGCAGGCTGTTCCAAATACAACTCCCCCTTTGGGTCGTCGCCAAAGCTGCGGTAGAAACCATAGTCAAGTAGGCCGACGGTTGTGACGCCGGGAATCCAAGATGGGCCAAAAGCCTTTAATGCTCCGTAGAACGGCCCTTCCCGTTTAGCCGCGTCCAGCAACCATATCTCGATAGGATGCCCACACCACTTCGCTTGCTCAATTCTGCCTCGATAGGTTTTTAGCGGAAAGTTGCAGTGTGGTTCAACAAACGATCTGAAGTTCGGCTCAATGTTCTGACCGTCTGCAATCGTGAATCCAACAGCATGGGCCTTGCCCACTTCTTCCTTGTTCGCTTCCCAGCGGTCGTAGACGCACAGGGGCCGGTCGTAGCCCGCTTGACGCAGACCATCGGCCAGCGACGAAGTGCCGCCGCCAAGCCATGCTCCGCACTCTACAGCGAAGCCCTGTCCCGTCCACGATGCGCCTACCTCCTGCAAGTAGTCGCGTACTTCTTTGCTCAACATTGTCGGAATCATGCTGCCTCCTGAATAGTCCTCTTTAACCATGCGGCGGTGTAGTCCGGTCGATATGCCGCATGAACCCGTCCGTAGTTTGCTGCCCGCATTGAACGCAAACCATCCCATTCTTTTACAATCCGCCGCATTACATCACGTAGGTCCGAAAAATCGGGCTTGCACGCAAAGTAGGTAGCGCCGTTCTTAAACATCAGCGGGTCTGTCCGCAGGTGGTCGCTGAATGGCTTAATAATCACCGCGCCACACCACATTGCATCGAAGTCGCGGTGACACAATTCGCCGTTGCCCCACGGACTCACAACCGCTTTTGCAAGCCTAGTCATGCTGTCGTACTTATCTCGCGGCAAACTCTTGCTGTCTACGATATGTACGCGGAACTCGTCACCTAGCATTCGTGCGGCGGCACAGCATCGCATACGGTGCTGCGTGATAATCTGCTGGTAGATTTTGACCGAACCGGCAAAGAACAGGTCTAGCGGACGCTCTTCATCAAGATCGGGTGCGTGATCTTGAAACCGCCCGATGCGGTCGTACTGTCCGTAGTGCGGGCCAGGAACAACCTTGCGGGCTGCTTCTGCCGAAAGCGGGTCGAGACATGCGTTAGCCGCCTCTCCCACAAGTTGATATTCGTGATAGCGGGTGTATTGACCCTGAAGCATATCTTCAGGCAATGCGGCCACCTTAGAGCAAGCAAAGACAGACGGATGCTCCGCCGCCTCTCGTGTCCAAAGTTGTGCTGAATCAATACGTTCCATCAATATCACGCTGTTTTTTGGCATCCGGTCAAGGATGCTCGGTGTTGCAAACTTTTGATGCACAATGCTGATATCCGCCCTACTGCTCACGGGCGGCTGGTTTTCGTACTCATCGAGACGATATCCAGCCGCCCGAATCGCGCCCGCACATCGACGCAAGACCTGAAACGGTCCCATGTCGCTAGTAACGGGGTGAAGGGCGATTCTCATTAGGAGCTTGCGCCAGTCACGGCCTGTGGATGCGTGTTGAGGTCAACAAGCACGTAGTCATCGCCACTTAGGGCGTCTGCCCCGATTGGCACGGTTCCGATGAGGAAGTCACCGGACTCAATAGTGCTGTCTGCGTCAAGTGCAGTGTTGCCAGAAACATCCCAATAGACCGGCTCGCCGTCAGCAAAGGCGATAGCGCCCTTCTTGACCTTGAACACGCCTGCGGAATGAACCGCACCCTTAACGGATGCAGCAATGTCAGTGACGGCGACGTAAGCACGCTCGTCGTCACCTTTGATGATCTCGCCAGCATCAACTGCCGAGCCGGGGGTGTAGTCCCGGACAGCAGCCGGGCCTTGGTAGTAAATTGCTTCGATTGTCTGTGCCATTGGTGGCTCTCCGTTAAATTGGTTTGATTAGTTTGTTAAGCAAAACGTCGGACGGGCAAAGGACGGAACCCGCCCGACGCAGGAGGATGAATCATTACGCGGTGCATTTAACGCCAGCGCGGAAGTCCTGCTTCGCAATGCCGAAGTCCATGTAGCCACGCATCTGGATACCCAGCGTCGAGAAGTCCGCATCGGCAGTCTCGATGGTTGGGTTCTGAACGCCGTCAAGGAACGCCGTTTCGATAACGGGCAGCTCAGACGGGTTAGCCAGCAAGTACCAGGACGATGTGGAGCTTCCGCTGATGTTGGTGTTGCCGAGGTAGCTGGACACGACCGGGGTGAAGTTGCCAGCGTGTGGGTTGGTGTTGGCAAGCGGGGTGTTGGCCGTCGTGGTGACATCAACGTTGGTGCTGTTGTAAAGCTGTTGAGCCAGAACCTTGAGTGCGTTAGGCACGAGCAAGATAGACGGCATGATGCCAAGCGGGTTGCCATCAGGGTCGGTCTGATCCAAGAACGCAAGTTCTGCGGTGGTCAAGCCACCAATGGACAGGGCGTTGGATGTTTCAAGGTTGTTATTGCCAGCACTAAAGAACGATGCGTTGTCCAAGAACGTGGTCCAGAAGATCGTGTTCAAGTTGCGAGCAGCGTCAGCACCCATCATCTGAGGAACCGAGGTCAACGCACCAAGATCGTCGTTGATCTGGTCTTGGCGAGTGATGGCAACCATCTTCGCATAAGTATCAGCCTTGTTAGTAAAGGTCTGATCGCCAAGCGTACCATGCTTGATCTCGCCGCCAGCGCCAACCTTCTCAAACTTCATGTCACCAGTCAGGCGGTAACGGGTATGGGCCTTGAAGTCAGAAACCGATGCGATTGCAGAAACCGAACGCCAGCCAGACTCAACACTCATGTAGCCCGCAAGCAGGAACTTGTTGGCGGTGTTGGAAAGAATGTCGGTGATGCTGAGGGTCGAGAACCCGCCCGATGCCTGGAGCGTAGGGGTGAATGCAGCCTGCAAAACGCCGCGAGGATCGCGCCGGTAGCTGGCGGACCCGGCGTAGCCGTTACCGCGAGCCGCTTCAACCAAAAGCTCTTGCAGGCCAATCCGGCCACGATAACGCTTGTGGGCCGCCTCAAGGGTCTTTTCGTCAAACTGCTTTTCGATGTTGGGGAGATTGCCCGACATACAAACGGCGGCAGCCAACACATCAGAAGTGAGGTCGTTCTGTGCGCCCGATGCGGTGTTTACATTGGGTGCTTCAGGACGCTTGGCACGCAATACTTCCAGTTCGGTGCGGGTAGCGTCCCAGCCTTTGTCAAGTGCTTTGGCGAGAATGTCGGGATGGTCCTTAGCGACTTGGCGAACAGCCTCAATCTTCTTGATGCCGTCCTTGTACTCTTTCAGGGCGGCAGCGGCGTTCAATTGAACGTCGTCTTTCGTCCGCCTGAGCAACGTCATCAACGTCGGCAGAAGCCGCAATTTCGGCGTCGTACATTGCTTGGAGGCTGGTCTTTTGTGCCTCTTCCAGTTTTTCAGGGTCGAAACCCTTTGGCTTGTAGCCACTCATTGAACTTCATAACAGTTGTCTCCGTTTTAGGGTTGACGAGTTTCGCCGCAACGCGGGCGTTGGTGTTGTCGTCCGCTCCGAGCGCGACGAAAGAAATCTCTTTTAATGTGGACTTGCGAGCCACAATGATTGGCCCGCTGAACGTCCTGCCGTTGACCTTGACCGTTTCACCGCGATCAACTTCAACGGCACTGTCGATTTGCGCTCCAATGCTGGCTTGCCAGGGGAATCCCTGTGCCGAAGAAGCGACAATCTCATCAACGTGCTGGTTTGCGCCGCTGACGACGCCTTCCGCACGGATGGTCCCAGCATTGATCTTGATGGCGGTTGTGTGTCCGACAACCTTTGACGGGTCGTGGTCTTTTAGAATCGGGCGGGCCTTAGCCGACACCTTCATGCCGCTCAAATCAACAACAACAGGCATCATAAAGCCAACATTCAGCTTGCCGCCGTTGTAGGCGTTGATGCTAAAGGTCTTGAGCTTGGGCTGGTCGTCGCTACCGCCGTCTGCGGCCTGTAGCTCAACCGCTTCGGCGTCCGCCTCAATCAAGTGGATTGTCTCGTTGTCTAAAGCGTTAGCAGTGATGTAGAAATCAGTCTTCTTCAACTTCAACCTCTTCTTCCTGTTCAACGGGTTCGGGTGCAACCGGACCAAGCAGGTAGTCCGCAAGCCTGGATCGGTAGTCTTCAATGGACAGCCCAAGTGCGGCGGCTTGCTTGGCCTGCTGCTCTTCCCAATCCTTGCCGTTTTTTGCGTGCATGTCGGGGATGGTCAATCGTCCGGTGCGAAGGTTACGCTCGTCGCCCTTGGATTCTTTGTCCGGGTCTACGTGTTCAAATCCATCCCAATGCCATTCATGCGGAACCAAATCCGCATCAATCTGACGCATTTCGGCTGGTAAATAGCCGTCAATTAGCGAAGCCTCATCAATCCACTGACGCCAAATCCGCTGATCCAGTGCCGTGAGGCTAATGTCGCTTCGATCCACGTAAATATTGCGGTGGTATACTTGGTGATCTAACCGTCCCGATGCGTAGTTGTATTTCGAGCTATCTCCTAATGCCACGTTAAGCGGCACAATCAAACAGCGGGAAATCTCATTCAGCAGCTTGTCTCGGAACTCGCCGTAGGTGCTGGTTGGCTGCTCGGCCTCAAGCTGGTTTAGCTTCCAACCGGCGGGCATTGACGTAAACATATTGCGGACAACCTCAAAGGTGTCCAGCGGGTCAACGTCGTATCCGCTTTCATCAGCCGGAGAATCGGTGTAGATAATGCCAGCGAAACTAGCGGCAGTTTCAGCAGCAGCAATTACAGCAAGTGTGTACCGCCGAAGCATCGCAAACAATGGCAATGCCGGGGCAAGGTCGGGAACGCCGCGAAGCTGGCCTGCACGCCGCATCTTGAAGTAGTGAATCACCGACTCAGCCGGAATCCGGTCTGCCCTCAAGTCGTAGTAGCGGCCAGACAGGCTGCCGGGGTGGTCGCGCA